CCGTCGCTAGGACAGCCACTGCAAGCGTACCAGTCGTGTCCGCCACCGTGACCGAGAGCGTCCCAAGAACCTCGGAAGAGATGGTAATAGACATGGGTTAAGCGGTGACTTGGTCGATGATGTTTAAACGCATGGTCTCCGAGTAGAAGACCGTCGTACCGTAGGCAAAGCGGACATCCCAGCGGGCCGAGCCTAAAGCCCAAGCGTCCGTTGAGGAATAGGAGGCCACAAAAGATAGGCCGTTGCCCGCCATCGTGATTGTCAGGGGGTACGTTGCGTTAAAAGCGTCGATGACCGAAGAGGTCACCGTGGTCGTTAGCAAGTTAGCCGGGCCGCCCGCCTCGGGGGTGTAGGTGACGGTCGCCGCGAAGGTCGTGCCGCGCTTAAAAGTGACTGAGGTCGAGCAGGTCATGGCGTCTTACTTATGCAGGGTTTGGAAGGGGGGAGGGTTAGCCGGGCATCCCGATTGGCGAAATGACGTTTGTTAGGGTTGTCGGCTTGGAGTACCCGCTCCAAGCGCCGTTCCAAGCGTCAGACTCTGCGTCATACTGAGGCCAGCCAGTAAACGGAGAAGGGTCTCCGGCGATTTCTAGGACGACTCCGTAGAATTGAATGATGTTTGGCAGGGTAATAGTCCCGATAAGTTTCTGGCTTACGTCCCAAGAGTTCGTCGTTCCGTTCCAAATGATAGAGGCAACTAAGACCCGTTGGCAGTTGTAGTTATATTGAATAGGGGTCGTCTGTCCCCCACTGATTAAATAGCCAGCGGGTGATCCGTCTACGTCTAGGGCACTGGCACCGATATAGCCGTAGAGTCTAATGCTGTCGGTCGTGTCAGCCTCTCCCCAAGGGGTCGTCTTGTCAAAGGCGTCGCTAGGTGTGATGCCGTCAGCCATTACCACTAAAGCAGGACTGCGAAACTCCGAGGCTTGGTTAAGAGGTTGCCGGACAATATAGACGCCCCAGCTGTCAGAGCCTTCGGCAGCTGCGTTGGCAATCGTGATAAACCCTTCCGAGTCTGCCCAGGGGCTAGAGGCATTTGTGCCCGTAGTCTTTGAGCCCGTAGGGTAAGCCCAGATGCCAGTAAGGTCATACTCGGCTGACGTTGCGTCTAGGCCTGTACCCGCCCAGACGTCTTGCGTGATCACGCGGCCTTTGCCCGTAAAGACATTGTCACCCGACACTAACACCTTGAACTGCTCAGGGGGTACGAATGGAGACGGGTCCGTGTAAGGCTGGTTGATGTCCAGCGTCGTTCCGTAACCCGAACTAGTAAACGAAAACCCTACTCCTGGTTGAATAGCCATTTAGATTAAGGGACGTTGATGTAGACGTAGTCGTCCCAGCCGGTCTTGGAATAACGGATCTCGTAGTTGACCTTGTATAGAGCCCCGAACATCTCGACGTTTACCTGAGAAAGAAGGTTAACGTGTCCAATGTTAATAACAGTTCCAACAGGAGCCCAGTCAGGCAAAAGGTCAAACGAGCCCCAAGCAGTGGTTGCCGATGCTTTGTTAAGGTACTCAAGAATGGATAGGACTGAGGCTTCTTCGGTCATGTAGATGACGCCCGAGTAAGTCGTCGTAGTGGCAAGGTAGTTTGTCTTGCCGTAGAAACTTGGATAAATGGGGTCGACAAAACCGATAAATCGACCGCCGTCTTCAGACTCAAAGCAGGCACCGTTTAAACCAGTAAAGGACAAAGTCGGCTCACCCTTGGGCGTTGCTTTAGACTGCACGAGCGGACCCAAGGTGTCGGCAGTATAAGGACCAGACCCGGCGATAACACCCGCGAAGGCTGCATCAGCGACAAAGAAGTTTGGGTGTGAGGTCAGCGGTTCGCTCGTCAGGCCGTTAGCCCCAGAGGTGTTTGGGTTCGTGAATAGACCGTCGTTAATAGCCGGGTCGATACCAACGTAGTCCACCGTGATCGTGCAGATGTTCAGGGAGTCCCAGCTGATACGCCACTTGTCGAGTTTTAGGTAAGAGTAGGCCGCGTCTGGGTGCGCCGTACCTTTGACTAGGAACGCGTCAACGTCGGTGGTCGTGTCGCCCTTAAAGACGGAGACCGAGGTGTTGAGGCCAAAGCCGTCAGAGACGACGGTCCAGCCGGATTGGAGAATGGGGGCGACGAGCGTGTCGCCTGTATTTACGATAGCCATTGGGTAAGATTATTTGCGACCGCTAATAGCCGGGGTATTGGTTGCGGGGGTTTTAGTAAAGTCTACGGGGACGCCGCCACCAGGTTGCTTGTTGTTCAGAGACTCAAGCAGGGCGGTCTGCTTGCGGGCCTCTTCGAGCTGCATGGTCATGGCCTCCATGACAGGGTTAGCGCCGACGCCGACGACGTTGCCAAAACCTTCGGGGGACTTGAATGAGCTTGGGCCGGTGGGTGATAGCGGATTATTTTTTAAGTCTTCAGAGATTAATGCTTGGACTTGGTCTTGAATGCTTTTGCTTTTTGAAAGCATACCAGAATTATCAACGCCTTGCTCCTTGCCTGTAATTGCACCCCTAACAGTAGGAAACATTGGTGGAAGTTGATACTTATTCACGATAGCTTGTCCTCGAGGATCGTTTCTTAAAAACTCCTGAGTAATATCTTCGCGGCTGACCTTTGCTTCTTCAACCTGTGCTTTAACTTTCTTTTCGTTGTTACGTTTGTTTGCGTAGTATCTGTCTTCCGCTGACATCAATGCATTTGTGCCATCAATAGCAGCACGGTTAGCATCTTCGCTTTTCTTTTGATTGTCCGCAATCATTTTGCCGATGAAAGCCAGCACCGTCGTAAGGATAGCCATCGGTCCAAGGAAGGATAGGAAGATGTCCTTAAATGAACCGGCAAACTTTTTACCGATGCCCTCAATCTGTTTATCAAATCCACTAATCGCTGCCTTAGCTTTATCGACGGCCTGTGGAACGTCGGAGGTCGCCTTAATGTTTACTTCTAGGGATTGGGCCATGTTAGTCGGTCTTCTCCTCTGCAGGTTTGGAAGCCGATGCCGCCCGTTGGGACTCCATGAAGGCCTCTTCCTCGGGAGTCATTATCTTAACCTCTGCCCCCTTGCGTAAGGCTAGGGCGGTATTTAGCCAGATGGCTTGGCACTCCGGCATCTCCCAAGCCCGCTGCTCTGGGATGCCCGACGCGATCAAGTTGGCGACGATAGCCAGGGGCCACGGCAAACCATTGTCGCCACCGCTCTTGCTCTTGTCCTGCTCCCAGAACTTCGGCCAGTCGTGGATTAGGATATACCCGGCAAAGGCGTTGAGCATGGCCTCGAACTTCTTGGGATGGTTATTAAGGTACGAGATGCGGGCCTTGTCGATTAGGCCAATCTCCCCGAGCCTTTCCTCAGCGCATACCTTACAGGCAAAGATAAGGTCGGCGGGGGTGATGCCGCGGTCTCCCGTGATCAGCGGGGAATTAAACGCCATTAGCCTGACGCGATACTTAAGCGACCAGGGGTAAAGCGAACGACCCAGCAACTTGAAGGGAGCCGGGTCGATAAAGGCGTTTAGGAAGCGATGGTCCACGCCGTGACTATGCCCCCACTTGGGGCTGGGTCAATTAGGTAGCAGGGACGGACTCGTAGACCATCGCCGTAACCGAGACAGAAGTGAAGTCCTTGTTAGAGCCCTTCTGAGAGATGCCGGTGATTGTGCCGACATAGGTAATCGTAGCTGACCCGCTTGTGTAAGCCGTGTCTGCGTTAACAACAAAGGTAAGAGGTGCGCCAAGCGTTGGCATACCAGAGGTCTTGATGATGCCGTCGACGGTAATCTCAGTTTTACGGTCGTCGTAGCGAGCCGTCTTAGTCAGGCCAGTCTCATCGGCTACCGTGCCGGACAGGTTAAAGGTGGCGTTGACGGAGTAACCTTGCACGAAAACGTCAGTAATATTTCCATCAATACCAAATAAGCAGGAAGTACCAGTATTTACGGCGGCCATATATTAATGTGAGTTTTGGAAGATTAAGGGGCCAAACAGGTCCAGACAGAGAAGGCAAAGGAGGTCGCCCAGCTGCGTTCATCCACCCCCTCGTCCTCCGATTGGATAATAACGTCATAGCAGGTTGCGTCCCCGCCCGCAACAAACGCGGCCTTAATGCTTGTCAGGTCACGCATATTCCCGACCAGGGCGGCGCACCGTGCCCGGTGATCGGCTAGGGTCGTGTCGTCGGCGTTCGAGAATAGGGTGATGCGCAAAGAACAATCATAGTTCCCGGCACCATCCGGCAGGCTGCTTGGGGTGCGTGCCGAGTCGCAGAGGACGACGGCCTTGGGCAAGGTCTGGGTCGCGGCGTTGTCTCCCGTGAGGAAGGACACCGTGGTAAGCCCAGTCTGGGTCGAGAGGTAGGTCGCGAGCGTAGACTCGACGATGTGACGGATGGAGGCGGTGCCCATAAAGGTTATTTTTTGTTAAACTTGTCGATGTCCGCTTGGACTAGGGTGCGGATTTTAGCGGGCATTTGCTTGATGCGGTTTGCGTAGACTAGGCCGAGGACGCCCGCTTGGTCGGCGATGCCGAAGATGTTGCCAGAGAGGTTGCGGATAGTGACGTCGGCTAACTTGTCAGAGAATTGGGTGATGCTCTGCCCGGCAACGGAACTGTGCTTGGTAATCCAGCCGGCGGCACGAAGGGCTGAACCCGCGTTCTTCTCGACGCCGTTAATGACTGGGCGGGGTAGGGACATCAGGGCTTTGTACCAGCCAGACTTGATGGCACCTACGCTCTCCTGGCGTTGGGCGATATAGGTATCTAGGTCAGCCTTCTTCTCGACGACCCGCTTGTCGAAGGAGCGAACCCCGCTCATGTTGCGTCCGTTCTTCCAGAGTCGCCCGTTGTTGCGCTGATAGACATGCCGATAGACCGCGTCGATGGCAGCCGTCCCTTCAAGGGGAGCCCCGTCCGAGCTGAGTGCCTGAGAGGCCACGCGGTTGCCGATGCGGTTAAAGTAGTTCTTAGCTCGCTTGAAACCTTGGTCCGTCCCGAAGCCCTTGTATTGGGTCGAGAGCATACGGGCCACAAAGGAGTTGGCGGCGATGATAGAGGACTGGGTCGAGGCCACCTTCCAGAACAGGCCCTGGTTGTTGTTCAAGGCTAAGGAGCCAAGGCGTTTAATGACGCGGGTCGCTTGTGTGCCGGCACTACCACCTGTTTGCGGTACGACCACCTTGTTCACATCTCGGTCGATGGCCCGCTCTCCGGCCTTCTTGGCGGCGTTAGACAGACCACCCCCACCGCCCTTAGTCAGCGGAGGGGTAAAGTTGGCGGCGTCCTGACAGGCTAAGGCGGCTTGCTCGAGGGTCGCGTCTCTGATGGTTTGCTTGCTCGCCGCGGCGAACTTCTGGATGGCGTCCACGAAGGCGGCTTGACTGGCGGGCGTGAGCGTGACCTTGACCACGGCGCTTACTGGTTGTCGTCGATGACGAGGAGCGTGATCCAAGCCGACGCGGGCTTATAAGTCTGGGTCGTGATGCGGACGTTAAGGCCGCCGGCGACGATTTTCTTCCCTTGGGCTAGGGAGGCGATGGGGACACCAGCCGAGAGTAGGGCTGCCGATGACCCAATAGACCCGTCTGGGAGGCTCCAGGAGGCTGTTACAGCGGGAACCCTTACAGTGTATTGGGTCCGCTCACAATACCCCCCCGCCTCTAGAACAGTCGTGACGGCAGGGTCGGAGATAAGGCACTGAAAGGTGATTGCCCCAGAGTTGGCAGAGCCAGCCACGCCGAAGTCGGCTATCATCTCCTTGGCGTCATTAAGAAACTCGGTCCCGTAGAGGCTCATGTACCTATGTGCTTTTTGGAATAAAACAAAAGACCCCCAAGGGGTTAGCCAAGAGGGTCTCGTTTATGCGGCTAGAGCCGCGTCGATTACGCCGTCAGAAGACGACGGAGGCTGGTAGCACGACCGACAGCGGCACCGAACAGTAAGGTGGCAGTCACGTTGTAGTAACCGCTCTGTTCCTGCAAGATCATGACCTGGACCGAGAGACCCGTTGCAGGGTCGGTGGCCTGAGACACATCAGCACCAGGGATTTCATTGAAGGGCAGGGCAGTAGCGCAAGCAATCGCGTCGGCACCGCAGATGAAGCCAGCAAGGTTTTCGGAGTTCGTAGCAAGGTTGCTGAACTGGTAGACCTGAGCGCCAGCGATGGAACCGATAGAGCCGGACGAGATGACGTTAGCACCGAGCTGGAAGGCGGCGATGATGGAGGCATCCGAACGGAGGTTGCTGAGGTAGGTGTTATTAACGACCAGGGCGCGCTTGTCGGTGGCCTTGGCGTCGTCGAGGGTCTTCTGAGCGGTGACCACTTCAGCGTAGGACAGAGCAGCACCAGTGACGGTGTTCGAGCTGTAGTTAGCGTTCGTAATCAGGTCGTTCACTTCGTCCATGCAAACCTGCGAGAGAGCGATAGCAGCCGTCTCGACGAAGTTGGTGGCGAAGAAGGCCACGCCGTACTGACGAATGTCGAGAGGCGAGAAGCGGCTCGAAACTTTAAAATGTTTTAGCGTTACCGAACTGGAGCTCACACTAGCGTCGTCGCCGGAGAGGTAACCAGAGGCACCAAACTCCGTTGCTACGGAGGTGCCGATCAGGGGGACCTGGATGACGGCGCCGCCGTTCTGGACGGAGGTCGTGAAGACGGTGGAGAAACCCGAGAGCATCGGGAGACGGTTCGAGAGAGCCTTGATGACCCCCACGGCGAGAACGGCTGGCGCCGCTGCAATACTGTTGGACATTTTATTATATTATTTGGGTGAGATAGGGTGAGAAAAAATTAGACCTTGATGCCCGCGTAAATCGCTTGGGCGTTCTTGGCGAAGTAGTCGGCCTTAGCGACCGGGTCGGTCAGGCTGTTGAACACCGCGAGGGCGTCCACCTTGGCGGCGACATTGTCGGAGCCAGGGATGATGGCGGTCGGTTCGACGCCTACGGATGCGGCAATCTTGGCGGCTTCCTTGGAGGCCGAAACCTTGGTGCTTTCGAGTTCCGCGATCTTGGCGGCGAAGGCGTCACGCTCGGCGACAGCCTTTTCGAGAGAGACAGTAAGAGCAGAGAGGGAGGCTTCCTTAGTGACGAGGTCCGCCTTGATGGCAGTCAGTTCGTCCACGGCGCCCACGGTCAGTTTCTCAACGGTGGCGCGGAGGTCGTCACGCTCGGCGGTTAAGGCCTGGGCGAGAAGGACAGCGGTCGAGAGTTTGTCTTCGATAGTCATGCTTACAGATGCCTTCTTTGGAAGATTAGTTTTTGCTGTAATGGAAGCGGCAAGGCCGTTCATCGGCATATTCTCGTCCTCTTCGTCTTCGCTTTCATCCGTAATTTCATCGGGGTCTAGGACGTAAACGCCTAAGGCCTCAACGGCAGCACGGTTGGCTGGGTCGTTATCAATAAAGTCGTCCACCTCAAAGCCTTCGTCGAGCAGCTTCTTAACTTCGCCGGCCTTAAACTCGGGGGCCGGAGTCTTACCGCCGTTCATAATGAGGCGCAGGTAGTCGAGGCCAGTAGCCTTGAGGTCTTCCGTGGTATTGGCACGATCAGACTCGGGACGATTAGTCAGGATGACGACAGGGTAGCCTTCGGCCTTGATGTAGTTGATGACGCGTAGCACGGGCTGACCAGCGTCTAAGATGGTCCCGTCGATGTCGGTGATGATGATTTGAGGCATAAAATTATTTCTTAGGAAGCACGGCAGGGGCAGGGGCGATGCTGTTCTCTGCCCACATCGAGACCGCTTCATTGAAGGAGTCCGCTAGGCCAGTCACGAGACCGCGCTGGGCGGCCTGCTTGCCAGAGAAGACTTGGCCTTCCATGTCCTCGGCCTTGACGAGTTTGCGGGTCTGAAGGACGGCGGCCTTGAAGTCGGCGTGGATTTCGTCGACCCCTTCCTGAAGATGGGCCTGATGGGCGTCGGTCACTTCGGCACCGGGTACGCCGATGGCCTTGTGCTGACCAGCCTTGATGACGATCATCTTAATCCCTTCGGCCTTGGCGGCTTCAGAGTAGTCGGCGACGACCATGTAGACGCCCACCGACCCGACCGTGCTAGAGGGGGAAGCGACGACCTTATCAGCTGCGGCGGCAACCCAGTAAGCGGCGCTTGCCATCTCGGTGTCGGTGTAGGACATCGTCGGCTTGGCGATATTGCGGACCTTATTGGCGAGTTCCTCAACGCCCGTCACCGTACCGCCAGGGGATGAAACTTGGAAAGCGATACGGGTCACTTGCGGGTTCATCGCGTATTCGTCGATGGTGTCGGCGATGTCAGAGACGTCCACGGCCCCCGTCATCTTCTCAAGGGGCGAAAGGCTCTTGCCAATCACGCCGGCAATCGGGATGACGCCCGTGCCGTCCTCAGCGATATAGGCCTTCGGAACTTCGCCGAAGAGCTGGGCCAGCATATCCGTAAAGCCGAACTTCTCCGCAAGGACGCGGTGATCGTCAGCCTTGGCAGGGTCGATAAGGAGGGCTTCGCGACCGTTCAGGCCGTTGAGTAAGAAACGCATTTTAGGAAGATGAGTCGGCTTCAGCGTCAGGCTGAGGGGTGGAGGAGGTTTGCTCGACAGTACCAGGAGCGGTGTTGATAAGCAGATTGGACAGGGTCTCGAAGGGGACGCCGTAGGTCTTGGAGAGGTCCAAGAGATAGCGGACGTTCTGGGCTTTAATTTCGGCCTCCTCCTCAAAGTTCATCCCGCGCTGGTTGTAGATTTCAGAGAAGGACAGAAGGCCGATGCGGAGGTCGTCGCGGTCGTTAGCCGAGTCGCGTCCACCGTCCACCGTCACGCTCTTCGGGGTCGTCCACGAGACTTCGGTCCATGACTCATCGTCGGGGAGTTCGCCGTTGGCGATGGCCTGACCGATGACGTAGCCCCAGGTAGGCTGACAGAGGGTCGTGATAATGACCGACTGATACTTACCGAAGACTCGCCCGGCCTTGGCGGTCACTAAGCGAACGGAAGCCCCGCCAATCTTGGAAGGGTCGGAGACAAACTCGTAGGGTAAGACGCGGACGATGTCGCGCTCAAGTTCTTGCAGGAAGCCGATGGCCTGAGAGCCACGGTTGGAGGCTAGGAGCTGGAGGTCTTCGCCGGGTTCTAGGGCGAGGATTTTACCACCCATTGAAGCGTACTGCTGGCCCTGCGTAAGAGGCGTAGACTGACCGAGTTCCGCACCCATGTCGGTCGGCATAAAGCCACCTGTCTTTTTGAGGACGCGGGTGACGTCGCCGTGGTCCTTCATGGCTAGGATTTCGAGGAGACGCACGTCCATATCGTCCTGCACTGAGTTGACGGCGCTCTGAAGAATAGGGATGCCACGGGCACCGCTGGCCCACTCCTGGTCGACAACGTGCATCACCGCGTTAGAGATAACGTAGCGGGCAGAGCCGTCAGAGCGGTAAATGGAGAAACCAGCAAGTTCGCCGTAGGGGCCGAACTGTACGCCGTCGTGCATACCGGGCGGGCATACGTCTGGAGACAATGGATCACCGACTCGATGGCTTTCCATCAGTTGTAATTTTGGAACGCCAAAAGCGTTGCGTGTCTTAATTGCCCAGCTGTCTCCGTCTCTGAGCATACCCCTAAGCAAGATATTCTGACTTTGGGCAAAGGAAAAGCGGCCGGTGATATCGCACTTCTTAGCCCACTCATTAAAGTAATCGTTATAGGCTTCACGAGCCTCGGGCGTCGACGCGTGAGACTGGTGCTTGATGCCGTCACCCACGGTGTAGAGCGTGAGGTCGTTCAGGATTTGATTGAACAGCCCGCTGTTGCGTTCAGCCCATCGACACTTTCGGACCATCGACAGTCGGTCGAACGGGGACAGGTCGCGACGGAGGTCACGAGGTGCAGCGCCGTACTGCCCGAGACGTAGGCGAGTCAGTCCCGTGCTTTGCCAGCCACCAGCCCCTGATGCTTGAGGTGCCGGGGTTCCCTTGCGGGCCTTGATGGGTAGACGCTTTTTGACTGCCATAAATTAGTTACGGATTGGGTTGTTCCAATTCGTCCGACCGACCGTCATGCGGACCGAGCCCGGGTACTGCTGGGGGTCGAGGAGTCCTAACGCGTACTGAGCCTCGGCGAGCATCTCCTTCGGTGGCATGGCAAACGACTTAGACGCCGAGGAACCGCTGTCGGAATAGGACATAAGGGTCTTGCCTTCGGTAATAAGGTCTACGGCCTTCGTGCGGATTGCTAAGAGTTCACACTCGGTGAGGCCGATGAAGATGCCAGAAGCCATATTACACTTGCAGAATTGGAAGTAAAAGGGGGCGAGCCGAGGGCCAACGATCCGAACCTCCAAGCCAATGTAGGTCCCCACAAACCCCCGACTCGCTTGCATTTAAAGTGATGAGGTCGGGCACGGTGTCAAGTTGTAGGTGCTTCGGCTTCCGTGGTCGTAGCCTCCCGACCGACGACGCCCCAGCGCACGGCTAGGAGCAGGGCGATGACCTCGCAGTCGAGGGCGTGATTGTCGAGGACGCCTTGGGGAAGTATCCACATCGGGCGACCCGTCCGCTTGTCCTTTACGCGGACCTCAGAGTTCAGCTGCTTGGCGTACTCCTCCACCGCGTCACGGGGGAAGGTGTGCAACTTGCGGACCCGTAGGCCGTGCAGGAGGTCTTTGGCGGCAGGCACCGAGAAGACAATAAACGAAACTCGCTGGGCTTGCCCTGGTACAATCATAGCCTGTGGGTCGGAATAGAAGCGGCGGGTCGTCTGTCCGTTTGACGAGGTCACCGCAAAGTCGTCGAGGTGCGAGCCCTTGGTAGTCTTCCAACCTCGCCGGCAACACTCGGCGTATACGGCTTGAGTCTGGTCTCCTGAGTCGACGGCGATGAGGGCCTTATGGACGCCGTGCTTTCGAGCTAGGTCGTCGAGGCCTGTCCACGTCTCGACCTTCTCAAAGGCCATTAGACGGCTCTGCCCGTTACGGCTCCAACGGCGCACGGTTGCCCAGAAGTGAAGACCGCCCTTACGTTGTGCGTCGATGCCCATCGTTCGGAAAGGGATACTGCCATCCGGGGCGTTCTCGCGGGTGGCGATTTGAGCCTTGGGGGTAATGACCGCTTCTTCGGCCCAGTCGTCGGCAAGGGCGTAGTCCGACGCGTTTACAGGAGCAAGCATGGTGCCCGACTCCTCGGAGTAGGCTAGGGCTAGTCGCTTCTGTTTAAAGATGCGGCGGGGTTCCTCGTCCCCGTAGATCACGGAGGCCCGCTTGGCCTCGAGCATCATCCGACCCAACTCGCCCCAAGACATCATAGCCAGGGCGTTGAGGTGCAGGCCGACGCGCTCGATAGACTTGCCCGGCTCTCGGGGTGCGAACTTGCCGCCAAGGTTTAGCTCGTAACGCGTCTCGCGGCTGTCCGTGTGGCGATGATTACAGGACCGACATTCGTAGGTCGTACCCACCTTGACCTTAGCCACGTCCCATTCGTCGCCGTCCTTAGCGTCCTCAGGGAAGCGGACGAAACTCCAGTCGTACGGCTGTAGCGTATTGCACTTTGGGCAGTTAAAGGACCAGTCGTGAATGTTCGTCGACGGCTGTTCGAGCAGCTGATGGAAGTCGTCCGTAGGCGTCCCGCCCTGACTGGCAAAGACGTGCTTACTGTTCCAAGAGAACTGAGTCGTGCGTCCCATCGCCTCTTCCATGTGCCCCTTGGGCCAGCGCCAACACTCGTCCCCAAAGACGTACTTAGTCGTGATACGCTGCAGGCTCGTCTTCGTGTGGGCTGACCGACAATAGATAATCATCCGCTGATAGTCGCCGACCGAGGACCGTGGCATATCGTCGGGCTTCTTGCGCTTAACGACCTCGGGGATGGCATCGAAGAGCGGACGGCACTGGCGTAGAAAGAAATCGTCGGCTTCGTCCTGGTTCATCTGAAGCATGAGCATATTGCCCGGGTCGTTGGCGATGAAGTATGCCGTCGATAGCCGAAGAGCCGCAGACTTGCCGGCTTGAATTGCCCACGGCAGCAGAACCTGTCGGACCTCGGGGTGGACAATATACCTTACCGCGTCACCGACCCACGGCATCCGCTCGTTACGGAACGGTCCCTTAAGGTGCGAGTCGGGTATCTCCGAGACGTTACGCTCAAGCCATTCCACCGGGTCTCCGCTCGTCGTCGGCCTCATGGCCTCGCGGCCTAGGGCTACCAGTTCAAACGTCTTCGGGGAAAGGGTCATTTAGTGAGATGGCTTCACGCGTCTTCCGCACCCAGTCCTGCAACGGCTTGATGGCCTGAGCAGGGTTTGCCTTATTGCACCGCTCTGCCACGTCCGTCGGCAAGTCGTCGAGGGCGGCAAGGATTTCGCCGATCAGAGTCTTCAGCGCCGTTGCGGCCTCGGCCTTGGAGATATATTCACCGTTAGCCAGGGCCCGCTTCTTTTGCTCGTCCTCGAGGGAGAGCAGAGTCTTCAGCGCTTGATTGAACGCCGTCTGGAGTTTGCCTTGCGATTGGTCGCCCGACTCGATGGCGTTCCGATACGCGGTACGAGCTGAGGCTACGAGGACGTGCTGCTGTCCAAGGATGTCGTCGAGGCTATGCTCGTTCAGCGAGGCGATCGTGACGCCAGCCATGCGCCGGGTGCGACCATCGACCTGAGCCTGACGCCACGCAGTCGCCGCGTCGACCGAGTCAATCGGCATTCCGTTCTTAACCAGGACCGAGACGCGTTGGCGGGTTAGGCCAAGGGCGTTGGCGATGTCGGTTTGACTGGGCATTGTAAATATGGCAAAAAATGGGGGGGCTTTTGTGAAAAAGGAACGGGGTGTCGGGCCA